ATTGGCTGGCGGGCGTCGGGCCGGTTGGGATCAAAAGGCATCCGCGTTGTTTCGCCGGAGGGGAATACAAAGTTTGGACCGTTGCGAGGGTCAAACGGCACAATGTTAGATTGGCCAGGCTCGACAGGGCGTAAGTTATTAACCGGTGGCCGGTAATCCGTAGGGATGGCGCGAGAGGCTTGGTAGCTAGGCGACGTCATGCGCTTGGCGGTAATACGCCCCGCAATATCACTACCTAGCGCGCCTATGCCCATACCCGCTGCGGCGCCCACAGGCCCCGCCAAACCACCCACAACGCTACCTACCAAACCACCTACTGTGGCGCGTGACATACGCGGTAGGATGGTCTTGTTGGTCGCGCCTAACCGACTAACTTCAGGGTAGTTTGCGGCAATTGCAGCAAGGTCACCCACCACACCTGACATGGGCTTGCCCTCGGCGGCCATCTTGCCAAGTACTGACGGGTCAACCTTACCTGTTGCAAAGTTGGTTGCCGACTCTAAATCATAGATTTGCGCCATACGCGTACGCGCGCGGTTAAAGTCGCTGCGCGCTTTGGGTGACTCAAGGCTAGACGTAATAGCGTCTTCAAGCGCGGAGGCCGCGCCCATCTTAGCGTTGGCGTTAGCACGTTGCTCGGGCGTGATTGGGTTGCCCGCTTTCTCGGCGTGGTAGATGGTCTGCGCGTCTTGGCGCAAACTGCGGATGCTATCCAACAGTTTTGTACCGTCACCACCTTGGGCCAAGTCAGCTTTTAACTTATCGACAAATGCGTTGGACTTGGCAGCTTGGCCGGTGTCGCCGTACAACGGCTCGACATATAAACGGTCAAGCGATTGCAAAGTTGTTTCAGGAATAACCACCGAGGGGATGTTACGCACAGCCTCATAAGGTCCCGACACTTCGGGAGCTGCGCGGGCCGTGTCAAACGCTTTCTTATCCAGTACGCTGTTTTGCCCAAGCCCTAGGTCGTCTTTTACAATTGCGGCCCACTTAGGTTCGTTGTATACGGCTAGTTTGGTGTCTAAACCTGTTTCGCCAACGATGGCTGACTTTAAACGATTGCCCGCGGTAGGGTTTGACAACGCAGGGTCAAGCGCAATCCCGTATTTTTGCGCTAATTGAGCGGCCTCAATCTGAGGCGCGCGTTCCCAACTCTGCGCAATTTTCTTTTCTGTCGATCGTTCAATGGCGGCTTTGATCGGCGGTATGTCTTGGATTGCACCCTTAACTACCGCCGCGCCTTCGCGAACGTAAGGCGTGGCCATCTTGACGCCTTTAGGTGCGCCAATGGCAAGTGTCTGTGCCATGTTGACAACGTCAGGCGCGGGAATACCTGTCCTTTCAGACACCCAATCAGCACCCTTGTTAATGTTTTCGCTAATGAATTGCATGACTTGATTACTGGCTTCGCCTTTGTACTCGGGCGTTTCAGTAACGCCAAAGGCTTTACCAAATGGCTGGTCAAGGGCGCCGGTAATTTTGCCGGTGATCTCTTCAGCGCGTTTGGCGGGCATATTACCGCCGGTCAAAAAGTCTGTTGCGCGGATAAAAGGGTACGCGACCTGTCCGGCTACAAAAGGTATGACGCTGCCAACGGTTGTATCAAGTGCGGATGCTGTAGCGCGGCCAAATTGTGTAGCCATGCTAGGCTCTTCCCGCCGAGGCGCGGGCATACCATCGCTAGGTGTTAACCCAATCTTGGTATAAAAATCCGTTTTTGGCATATCCGCATAGAATTTACTATGCAACGCGTCAGCTAATGCCGCATCGGGCATATCCGAATATTGCGGATACTTCTCGCGGACTTCAGCAATTGTTGCCATTATCGGATTCCTAATGGATCAGCTTGCGCCCCCGCAGCAGGCGCGGTGCCTGATCGTTGCATACGGGCGCGCGCGTTCTCTACACCACGTTTTAGCACACCTTGATACTCTCGCGCGGCGGTCATGTACTCTTCTTTAGACTGCGCTAAATCCATACGGGTACGCGCAGATGTAGCTTTTTCGCCTTCTTTCTCGGTGATAGCGCCGCCGCCTTTAAGGGCTTCAAACGCATCCAAGAACGCTTGCGATAGCACTTCTTTGTGTCTGATCTCAAAGTTCTTGCCTTCTGTGCCGGAAAAGAAGCGCATAACGCCGCCGCCTAAACCGGTAGCCTTGCTTAACCCTGGGTGAGGGTTAACTTTACCGTTCTCGCTGCCGATCAACTCATCAATTTTACGGATGGCGTCAGTATTCATTGCAATAGCTTCAGGCAATTTCTCTGCTACTTGGCGTTCTTTTATTACCGCAGCCGAAGGTGCAGGGCGCGCTACAGTTGGACTAATATTTTCACCGCCTGTCGCATTAGCGTCGGTGCTTAACGGAACAGGTGCCATCTCAACTGGCACAAGAACGCCATATTCATTTGGTCGGGCTTTTACAACAGTACGCAATCCTGTTTTTGGGTCAGTAACTTCCATAGTGGTTTCTTGACCACCGTATTGATTTTTGGCTGATTGCATTAACGCATTACGTTGGGCAATAAATTGTTGAACAATTGCGGACGCTTTAGGATTGCCGGTGTTTACTAATGGTGCAATCTTAGCGTCGAGCGCTTTTATTTGCGCGTACACATCACCAACTGGCGCCGCAGCAGCCGGTGCTTGCGCGCCAGGCATTAACATATTTGTTGGCGCGGGTGCTGCGGGCGAGGCACCTACGGCTGCGGGTAATGCGTTGGGCACTCCCCCGCCGCTACCGCCGCCCATAGGCGCAACAGCGGGCGCAGAACTAGGTGGTTTGCCAAATAACGCATCAATTTCAGCTTGTTGAGCTTTTTCTATCGCAAATTTTTGTTCGGCAATTGACGCTTGACGATTACCCGCCGCAGCACCAATATTTGCCGCTTGAATGCGGGTTTTGTTAGACGCAATACTGTTGGCATCTTCAAATAATTTATCAGCGGTTAATCCCGCGTTACGTTTCCACGCTTCTAACCCTGCAGGGTCCGAAGGGATAGCCGCTAACGCTTTTTCTTTAGGCGCCATTGATTGAATTAACGGGCCAGTTAAAGGGTTGTCGTACAACGCAGAAGCCCAACGCAATGCTGTTTCGTGATCGTTTACGTTACCAATTTGGTTTTTAAACAAACTGATAGTTTTTTCAGCCGTACCAATGTCACGCGCGTTAATTTCGCTTTGCGCGCCAATAAGTTTCATACCCGCAACAGGGCTAGTAGACATTAAACGTTGACGACCTTCAGCGGTAGCTGTATTTCCCCCTTGGGCATAAAAATCTTTTAACGCGTTTTCACTTTCGTAACTCTGTTGTGCTTGACGAATCTGCATAGCTTGCGCGTATTGAGCAAGCATATTAGGTTGCTCAATTGGGCGTATACCCATTGCAATATTAGTGTCAAGGGCCATGATCTATCCTCTGTATGTGTAATCAATTCCAGACGTAAAGTCTGACCCAGTTAAACCACCGGTAGTTGACGTTCTATTAGTTTTTAATGAGTTAAGCAATTGATTTTGATAGTACGCGTTGCTGATTCCGCTAATACCGTTGTTAATTGCATTGGCTGACCCAACATAGCCCGACGCAGTTGCGTTAGCCCCACTTGCGGTTAAATTAGCCGAGTTGTTACCGTAGCCTGTCAACGCGCCTGTCAACCCATTAATGTAGTTACCGTAGGCTTGTTGCTGTTGCGTACCACCTTGACCGTAAATGTTAGACACGTTGCTGCCATACGTTCCCGCTGCGCCCGCTGTATTTGTACCGTACGCACTTGCTGCACCGCCCGCTGCCGAGCCATACCCGCCAAGCGCGCCAATAGTTTGACTCCCCGCTGTACCAATTGCACCTGCGCCGATATTGCCGTAGTTAGTCATTGCGCCGCTACCCATATTGCCGTACGCCGTTAACGCATTAGACCCTGCTTGTCCATATTGACCATATGCGTTTGCAATACCAGTTGCCGCGTTAAAACCAACGCCTTGCAGACTTTGCAAAGGACTGAGCGTACCGGCTCTAGATGTTTGATAGCGGTTGTACGCGTTCTGATATTCTTGCGACGCCATGTCTTGACCGTACGTCTGCGAGGCTTTGAGAGCATTGCCTGAAATCAAACCCCCTCGAGCCGCAGCTTGACGATCAACAGCTTTAAGCCCTTCGGACATACGAAAACCGTAGCCTGGGTCTTGGTTGGCTAAAAAAGATTCAGGCGTAAATTCAGCCGTAGCGTACTTGCCGTAATCAGTTGAACCCGCGTTACCGCCAATACCAAGGTACTCAAGCAAACGATTTTGACCGGCTAACCCTGCTTGGTTATATGGTTGGTATGTGTTTACTTGGTTATTTAATACATCTTGAGCTAACCCAAGTTGAGCATCTCGGTTACCGCCAGCAAAATTTAATATATCGTTTTTGTTTTGGCTTGCAAAATCTAATTGTTGATTTTGAGTACCCTGCGCTGTTGCAATTTGTTGATCGCGCGTTTGCGCGGCAATGTTAGTTTGTTGTTGATACGCATTGTCTAACGCTGTTTTTTGCTGTGCAAGGGCGTCAAATTGTGCTTTAAGCTGCGAATCCATAACACCCTGTTGGGCGTTAAGTTGTTTATTTAAAATTTCTTGTTGCGACTTAATGGCTTCTTGAGCCAACGCTAATTGTTGTTCTTGCGATGCGCTGGCCGCGCCCGCTTGTGTATTAGCAGCTTTACTAGCGGCGTTTGCGCTAAGGGCGCCGCCTACAAGAGTTGCACCTGCTACGGCTGTCATTCCCCAAGTCATAACATTTCCTTTACTTCAAATGAAGCGATTAAGCCCATGTCATTGTAACTAGGGGCAATAACTTCTGACTCAACTTCAATTAAATTTTCCTCACCAACGTGTTCAGTCAAGTGAACTGTTGTCCAAAGCGTATCTTCTTGGGCGTACACGGCGCGCTTGAGCCCAACTTCTGAGATAAACGTACAAGGTGCTTCTAAATGTTTTTCACCAAACTCAGTAAAGACTGTAACTTTGCCCTTAGAGATAAAATTCAAATGCTGGTGGCGGTGAATTTTACCAATGATTAGCGTTCCTTTTGGGATTAGCATCTCGCGGGCGTAGGTACAACATCCGTACTTTTCGTCTTTAGGCGTAAAGTAGTGTTTAAGCGTACAGTCTTCTAGCGTTGAAGGTATCGCACCTTCGGCAATTAACTTTTCCATGCCTTCTTGCACAGTCATAATGTTTTGCCTAAATTTAATTTTGGCGGCTGTGTTTTGAAACAACGCGGGATCGTAAGTTACTTTCATGTCACCAAGTTCCCCGACGTTGTAAACGTGTGGTACGAATAACCACCAACAAACGTGTAAGTACCGCTAACAAAACGTTGCGCGCCAAGATAACGCAACTTAAACAAACCGCCGTTGCCGCTGTCGCCTGTGTCGTTGGTGCTACCCGCACCGCCCCCACCATAAGTATTTTGACCTGTACCGTTTGTGCCTAGTGTATTGCCACCACCTCGACCGCCGCCCGCATAAGTAACGCCATCAAGCCATGTGTACCCCGCGCCGCCGTTGCCGCCAATGTTAGGGTCAGGCGCGCTAGAACCGCCACCGCTCGCACCGCCGCCCGCACCCGCTGCGTAAGTATTACCGCTGCCTCCACCAAAGCCTTGCCCGCTAGTTCCAGTACCAGGGCTTGCTGTTGGGCCACCCCCACCACCGGACGCGCCATTTGAACCGTTTCGATAACCTAGCGTGCTGCTATCTCCTCCACCGCCGCCACCGCCTAATGCGGTAAGCCCTATTGCGGTTGAATTTAATCCATTAGCGCCGACGCCGCCGCCAGCGGAAAAACTTCCCCCGCCGCCGCCTGAGCCAATAACAATTGTGTAAACAGATTTGCTAACTAAAATGGCGGAACCGGCTAATTTACCGCCCGCACCACCACCGCCGCTACCAAAAGAAGTGTAGCCACCGCCCGCACCACCGCCGCCGCCAAGAAGCAGATATTCAATCCCGATCAGCGAATTGGTTTCAAAACCAAACGCGCCCGAGGCTGCTCCACCAATAAGGGCTATACGTGGCATTTAAGCGTACCTTGTCTGAGAGGCCAACACGGTAAAGGCTGCGTTGCCTGTTTTAAGAATTGCGTAAGTGTAAGCGTCGATTGAATTAGCGCTGCCTGCTGCCGGTGTGATGCCGCTTTGCCATTTAGGCGTAACAGATGTACCGTCAATCGTAAGCGCGCTTTCGTAATATGCTGTGGCGCCTTGGGTTGCCAAAAAGGTTACCGTAACCGTTTGACCAACTGACATAAGGCTATTGAGCGTGGTACTAGACCCTCCACGCACGTTAAGCGTCCAATTAGCTGTTGCTGCGGTGGTGTAATACAAAATAGACTGCGTAGCCACATCAAAGTTAATTGTGCCCGTAGCGGCTGTTGCCGATATGGTTGTGGTTTCTCGAATGTAATTAGTTGTAATGTAATTAAAAACAAAACTTGTTGGGTTTAATAATTGAAATCTTGTGCCGTCATATTCAATCAACATTAATGCGCCAGCAATAATGTCGTTGGCAACTAAAGCTGTTGTGCCAAACTTGGTAATTGATTTGACGCCGAGCGTGTCAATGTCAATCGTCGCCGCAGCGGTATTGGTGTTTTGAGCGATAAAGCTAAATTGTGCGCCTGTAGCATAACCACCTAAAGCAGGTGTGGCCGAGCCTGTCAACGCGTTTGTACCCGCAACTGTAATCAGATTGCTTACGCTTGTGGTGTCGTTAATAGCGGGGATACTGTCGTAGGTACCGATTTGAACGTAGGTAGACGATTTCAACACAAACTTGTACAACACCCCGCCGTCTAGCCAAACTTCAGATGGTGTGCGCCCTGCGGCATCCAACACAATTGGGTTGGTATTGTTAGACGTGCCCGCGCGAGAAGTGTAGGTCGTAGCTGGCGTAGACGTGCCCGACAGGTAAGTGTATAGCAAGCCGCCAGTAAGCGGCGCGCCATTGGCGTCTAAAAATTGCGCGCCCGCACCGGCAAAGGCTGAAAGATTGATAGACATTAAACTATTCCTGTAATGATGCCGTTGACCACGGTAATGGTTTTGGGTACGGTGTCGCCGCTTTTAAACGTGCCGGTTGCGCCGCCCGCGCCGCCGCCTAGCTGTTCGTAAACTGCGTTAAAAAATCTAAACCATTCACGCGAAATTAAACCGGTGCTGTCGTCAATAATTGGTACGCGAGGAGCGGGGATTTGGGTAATGTTTTTCATGACTTGGCGACTTCTACGTCAAGTTCTGCCGCCATAATGGCAATCTTAACCGGATCGGTACCTGATATTTCGTACACTCGATCACGCAATTTAATAGACATTCCTAACCTGCGCCAAAAAACGCGAGTGCCGTACTCGCCCGCGCCGCCCATTGTGCGCCAATGTTCATTTGACCATGTGTGGCCACCGTCATCTGACCAACGTAGCATAACTTGCGGTTGCACAAAATTGTCCACGGCGTTAATGATTTCAATTTGATCAACAATACCAACTGAGCCCGACACAACAAAAGGCGACAAGTACACACGCCCAGGCACTTCGACCACGCCGGACAAACCTACACCGGTTTCGCAATCTAATTGCAACGAATGTTGAACGGTTCGTTTAAGCGTATTGGTGCCGGTGGGCAGCGCGCGCCATGAGCGCAACCATTTTTGAGGGCGAGGGCCGTCTGAATAAACTTTTAAATCAAACGCATACAGATTGCCGTTTTGAAAATCACCTACGATAATTTGGCTATTAAAAAACATTTGGCAATTGCTGCGATGACGGCTAAAAGTGTCATTAGTAAAACTTGCCCGTTCATGCCACGCTTGCGCTGCAATGTCGTAGACCCAAGTTGCTTGCGCGGTAGGAAATGTCAACACATAAAACGAATGACCGTCTTGTTGGTATGTGTACGCAATGGCGTCCGAGATATTTCCGTATTGTTGAATTTGCCATTCAATAGCGTGGGTGCTAATACGCAGCCCTGTGTAGCCTTGCGAGCGATAGACAATCCCTTGCCCACGGTTGTCCGAACCTAACCAAAATAGCCCATTATCCAATTTGGCAACGGAAAATGTTGCGGCGCAACCAATTTCATTAAACGCGCCTTGAATGCGTTGCAAGGGAAACCCAGCCCCTAGTGCAGCGTTATACCAAACCTCGACTGACGTTGTACCAAATAGCCAAACCTCGGAATGGTCGGTAATAGATGACACTAAGTTGTCAGGATTGCCTTCTGCGCTTGCAAAATCAAGCGGGTCAATAGATAGTGGGTCAAGCAACGCAGTCACCCATACGCGCTGGCTATTGGGTTCTATGAACACAAAATAACCGTCAAGGTACGATACGGTTAACGCGCCAGGAAAGTCTGGGTCAGTAATTTGCCCAAATGCGCTGGTAGTGGCGTTATAAACAAAACTTGGCCCATTGCAAGCTACAAATAATTGAGTGCCGTTATCTGACATTGACACGGGGCCATCGTTAGCAACCGTGCCTAAAAAAGTGATGTTGTATTGCGAATCTAAACGGTATAGCGAATTACCCGACACAACGTAAGCATACCCGCCGTATTGCCACAAACCTCGCACAGGGCCGGTGCCAACCGACTTGATTAAACGCAACCCAGGTGCGCGGTTTAAAAATGCAGGTTCTTTACCACCCTCGGCAACAATCTCAGGAAACAGATTAACCATGCGGTTATTTGCAGCGTTAATGCTGCGCGTAACGTACGCCGAGCCAAGGATAGGCGATTTCATTAGTAGTTGCCCGCAAATATATTGAAGCGTTGACGCGTTGCAACAATTGAATACGGCAACGACATAATATCGTCGGGGTTGTTAATGCGTTTGAGGTTGCGTTTAGAGTACATGGCAATGCGCGACACTTGGGGGCTAGGCTCAACACCAAACTCGGGTGCAAGTTCACACGCCAAGTTGTAGCGAAAGGCGCGAAGGTAGCCTGGTGGAAACGCCAAGGGCGTCGATAGCAAAGCAGCGGTGTCTAAAGGGTCAACGCTAATAAAATGCCACTCTAGCACCTTGGTAGGCACCGGATAGACGTGCAGATCAACGTCAGGGTAATTGGTATTAATCCACATGACTTGTGGATAAGTGGACGTCACGGTTTTGACCGCAATCCCGTCGTATTGCTGTTGGTTGATCAATTTAATACCAAACGAAATACCGTTGGCAGGGTCGATAAAGTATGTGGCGTCATCCAATAAAATTGGACGTTTGCCGACAAAATCACCGGTGGGCCCAAGCGTTTGATTAATTTTGCCTGGGGGCCACATAAAGATTTGTTCTTGGGTCGTAAAAATAGATAGCCGTTCAGTTGACCAAGAGTCAATCATTTGATTGAGCGCGGCTAACGCATCATTAGCAGTCGCCGCCGACGGCTCTTCAGCCTCAGCCAGTTGACCGATTAGGCGCAGTGCCCCATTGATTTGATCACCGGCTGTGGTTGTGGTCATACTTACTCCGTTTTACGACGTCGTTTTAACTCATTCACAGGCGCAGCCTCTACTACCGGTGCGTCTAAATTATATACTTCCCAACCGTTTTGAACGTCAGCTTCAGCTTCCATATCGGAAATTGCTACCT